ATGGGAAGCCTGGAAAATAAAACCGTCATCGTCACGGGCGCATCCAGGGGCATAGGCCGAGCCCTTGCCCTGGACCTGGCCGGCCGAGGCGCGACCCTGGTGCTCAACGCACGCTCCGCAGGCCATCTGGGCGAAATCGCCAAGGACTGCACGGCCAAGGGCAGGCGCTGCACGGCCGTGGTCGGCGACGCCAGCGACGCCGACGTGGCGGCCAAGCTGGTGGAGGAGGCCCGCGAGTCCGGCGGGCCGCACGGCTTCGTGCATGCGGCCGGCGTGCTGTTCCCCGGACCGCATCTATGGGAGCTGTCCGAGGAGCGGTTCGATGAGGTTTTCGCCGCCAGCGTCAAGGCCGGCTGGCAGCTCGCGCGCCAGGCGGTCCCGGACATGCGAGGCAAGGAAGGGGCCTTCGCCGTGTTCTTCGGTTCGGGCGCTGCCGAGCTTGTGCAGCCGGGCATCGCGGCCTATTGCGCTGCCAAGGCCGCCGAGGAGCACATGGCCCGTCAACTGGCGGCCGAGGCCCCGGATGTGGCGGTCATCGTCTACAGGCCCGGAGTCGTGGAGACGAGCATGCAGCGGCAGGCGCGCGAAGCCGAAGGCGGCGCGGCCGAGGAGGTGCGTCAGGTGTTCTGGGAGATAAAGGAGCGCGGGGAGCTCATCACGCCCGAGGAGTCGGCGGCCTTCCTGGCCCGCATCCTGGACGCGGACCCGAGCCGCTACCACGGCAAGACCATTCGGGCGGGTTAGGCTCTGGTTTGAGTTGACCTTTCTCGGCGACAAGGCTAGCAGTCCGGAACCGCGCCCGTAGCTCAGCTGGATAGAGCATCGGACTTCGAATCCGACGGTCGGGAGTTCGAATCTCTCCGGGCGCACCAGTAGACACGATACTTCCTATTCTGACCCCTGTCAGGGCAGAGCGTTCTATCCCCCATCTGGCTCCCAGTAGTGCGGAGCCTGTAGCGCGGCGTGGGGTTTTGGCACCTGCGACATCCGACTTTGACACCCCACTGAACCGCTTCAGTCCCAGTATCACGCCAAGGCCTTCGCCACACTCTCCCGATACCGCTTCCAGTACCACCAACCGCACAGCCGCACGGCCGCGTAATAGATCCAGCTCCGCACCGGCCGCCCAGCCTGGCGCAGGCAATCCCGCAAGCGCCGGTCGGCGAGGCGCAGATCCGCCAGGCTCTCGGCCTCCTCATAGGCCAGATCGTGCTCGTCGCAGCAATACGTCCAGGGCGGCCGGCGGCCCAGGCACACGCGCCAAAGCCAATCGACCCCGCCCGAGCAGCCGTCGGCGGCCATGGCCTACACCTCAGGGACCGTGTAGGCCGGCACGATGGCCGCAATGTCCGCGCGGGCCTGCTCGGGATTCGTCTCGGCCAGTGCCTTGGCCGCATCGAGCGCGTCCTGATAGGCCAGGCGCTGGCCGATGACCTGGCCGGAGCGAGCTATCCAGGACACACGGTTATCCCGCACGCGCTGCGCCAGTGTGGCCACATCCATGCCTCTGGCCATGGCGATGGCCGACAGCAGCGGCGTAGATGCTCCGGCATCGGCGGCGAGCGCGTCGGCCTCGGCGGCCTGTTGGTCCCAGCTCGCCCGCTCGGCCACACCGTACTCGGCCATGAGATCGGCCAAAGCAGCGTCGGCTGCATCGCGGATTTCGGCCCGCTTGGCCGCAATAACGGCCTCCATGCCAGGCGCCGGAGGCTCCACGGCCACGGGCCGGCCGTCCTGGTCTGGCTGGATGGTCTTGCCCTGGGCCTGCGCGGCGAGCAGGGCGCGATGCTCTTCGACCGTGATTTCCACGGCGTTGGCGGGAATGGCGTGGAGGCCTTCAAGATAAAAACCGCGTGTATCAGGGGAATAATACGTGCGCTGCATGCTAGTATCCTATGGCGTAATAGTTATTATTCACTCCGCCTACAGCGGCCTTGGTAGCTGAATCGTACGTGTAAATTATCACAGTTTCCTTGGTCGCAGAGCCGATGCCCACCGTGAACGACCCAAGGCCAGGCGTGACCACACACCGAGACACTGCATTCGGGAACGCAATCGGAAAGGAGACCGTGTTGCCTCCGGCGTTGGAGGTAAAAATGCCCCATTGCAGTATCAGCCCGTTAGGCAGCTTTACCCATCCGTTTCCTGTAAGCGATTGCGTGAAATCCGAGAACGCGACCTTGCTACCCTCCAGCCCCGCCACGTCGCTGGCCAGGGCCAGCATATCCACGGTGCCCGCGTTGACCGGCACGCTGGCCGCCTGGATGCAGGGCAGCCAGGAGACGGATTTGGGGCGGTTTTCGTCGGCGGTCGGGACAGCGAGTGAAGCGTCAAAAGCGATATCCTTAGACGAGGTGGCACTTGATCCTATGCCCGCTGCATAGGTCGTATCACCAATCCTAAATGCGCCAGACGTCGGTGTGCCTGGCGAGAATCCGTTGGTGGACCCTGAACCGAACGCGCCCGTAATATTACGAATCGCATCCCCCTGCCACGCACCCACATCCCGCCCGTTGCTCGGATCAGCGCCGCGCAGGTAGTCGCGCAGCCTCGGCAGCCTGAAAGTCGTGCTGCCGTCGCCGTCCGAGAAGCAGCCGACGCTAGATTGCGCGGCAGCCTGGGCCTGCCATTCGGCTTCGGTGATGAGCAGGCCGCAAGTCTGCGCGTACTCCCAGAGCTGCGGAACGCTGGCCCTGCTGACGCTCGCGCCATCGTTGATGGCCAGCATGCCTGGAGGCGGGGTTGTGCCAGGCACCCAGAGCACGGTGCCCACGGGCAGGCCGGAGCCGGTGCCAACGGGCAGCCAATCGCCCCAGGCCCCGCCCGAGCGTCTACGCCACCAGCCCGGATGCGCCGGATCGTCCACGCTCCACAGGATTTGCGTGCGAGCAGCGTCGCCGGGGTGCACCATGGTCTGCACAAAGCCGAGCACATCGGCCGGCATGTCGGCGGGAGTGTGCGCGGCCACGCCCTGCTGAATCGCGTACAGACTGTTGCGCGCGATGGCGTCCAGGTCGCCGGTGTAGGCGGCATGCTCGCCGTCGAGGTCAAACCCCTGGTAACGGTCAGGCCCGAGCGCCTGAATCGCCTGTTGCAGCTGGGTCAGGTCCTCGGCATCAGGCGTCAGGCCTGCGGCCTCAATGACGGCCGCGATCTCACGTTGCGGGTGCTCGATGGCCGACGCGGGCACGGCCGAACCCTGGATGCCGGCGGCAGGGTTGCCGTCAACATACGGTGCATTGGGGTCGACGGTTCCGACAGGTGGAGTGTAGCGCATGTATCAAACCTCCTCGTAAGCGATGACAGCTTCAGTGTGCGCCGGGGCCAGGCGGCGCAGGATGCACGCAAGGTCCTCGGCTGCGGCGATAGACAGCAGCCGCTCGCCGGTCGCGGATTCGCCGGTTCGGAAATAGGTCACACGCGGGCCGTGCACGGTCACGCGCCAGACATGGCGCACCTCGTGGCCACCATTCAGCACGTCGCCGCAGCAATTCAAGCCGGTAATGAACGGGCGGAACTCTTCAATGCTCACGCTGTAGCCAAGTAACTGGGCCAAGCCGTTGAAGTACGGCAGGGACTGCCCGCCCTCGACGGTCAGCCGTGAAACAACGGCCGCTCGGCGCTCCTGGAGCGTGGTTCCGGACGGATTGCACTCGTCCGGCAAATCAAGCGTGCGCTCCCAATCCTGCAGCAGTTCCATGACCTGGCGCGGATCGGCCTCAACCAGCAGGCGCAGGGCTCGGGCGTCCACTCTGGCCGGCTCCTGGGCCAAGGCTTCGAGCAGCCGGCCCCAGGTCGAATCCGCATCGGCGGGCAGGGCCAGGCCCGGAGGGGTCAGAGCCTGCAACGAATCGCGGTAGTCCTGAGCGCGCATCTAGTCCTCCCAGGTGATAGCGCCCAACGTGGCCAGCTCACCTGGACCGGGCGTGATGTGGGAAGCGGGCGCGAGCAGCACGTGGTCGCGCTCGCCGACGGCCAGGCTGATGGCCTCGCGGATATGACTGAGCAGGATCTCGCCGCCGGGCACTCCCTCACGGCGGAACAGGTCGGCCAGCTCAGTCTGCACGGCCGCACGCACCTGGGGAGTGTCAGGCACCACGCGCACGGAAATATCCACAGGCAAGGGGCTCGGGGCCAGAACGTAGACGTCGGCCGTCACGGGCCGCAGGCTCTCGATGTAGTCTTGCACGGCCTGCAGGTCCGCCGGCTGCGGAATGCCGTCCAGGTAGGCCTCATCCATCATGATACGTACGGAAACCGTACCAGCGCCCATCTCGCGCGGGGAAACCCAGCAGCGCGTGACTCCCGGCACGGCCAGCGCCCAGGCTTCATAATCGTGCTCAGCGCCTCCCTGGGGCGTGCGGCGCAGCCTGGCCAGCAAGCGGGCGCGCAGGGCGTTATCGGATTCAGAATCCGCGCCGCCCGTTAACCCGCCAGCGGCCACGGTCGCCTGGCTCTGAACCCCGGCAACAGGAGAAACCAGGCTGAATTTCACGCCCTGGGCGGCATTGCCGGCCGTGCCAAGCGCTTGGGCCTGCACCAGCACCGCTGCCTGGCCCGACACGATCCAGCCTTCCTCGGCCGTGGAGTATTGCGCGTTGTCAGAGCGCTGAAGGAGCGTGCCCGACGGAATAACGGAGCCGTCGGTCCCAGTGAAGATCGCCAGTCCGGCCGCTCGCGTGGCCGGCTTGCGTGCGATGCCCCAGATGGAGGCGTGCCGCTCCATAAATTCGGTCTCGGCGGTATCCGGTATGATCTGCTTGGCCAGCCAGTCGAGATACCCGTACAGGCCATGCGTTCCGCCGGCGTGCATGTCCGCGATGACAGCGGCGAGCGAGCGACGAACGGGAACGGCGCCCGTGAGCCTTTCAAAGTCTGCCCTGGCGCGGTCCCTGAGCGTCTTCAAATCCGGGCGGTCAAACGGCATTTAAACGCCCTCCAGGCTGTAGTTGAACACTTCCTCGAAGCGCCCGCCGGCGGGCAGCTCGATCTGCACGAGCAGCCCAAGGACTCCATTGCGCACAACCTCGGCCGTGACGGACACGGATGTGGCCACGCCGTCCTCGACCAGCCAGGCCAAGGCCTCCTCGGCGTATTCGCGGGCTTTGCGCAAGGTCTCGGGCAGCTGCTTGGAACGGCGCAGAAGCCATAGCCGCGAGCCCCAACGGTCGCCTTCGGTCTCGCTGTAGGCATCCGCCCACCAGCCGCGACGAAATGTGGTGCCGTCCGGGATTTCGTCATCTTCCTCGGCCCGGCGGTCGCATAGAAGGCTCAGGATCACGGCCGTGCGCAAGCTGCCGTCGGCAGCCAGGTCAAAGCCATCCAGGGCCAGGTCGAAATAGACGGCCCCACCGGCCTGTTTTTGGATGAGTGCGATGTCCATCAGCTCATGCCCTGCGCCGGCGCGCTTGTTGTGCCGCCGCCGCTTGGCGCGGTGTGCGTATGGCCGTTGTAGATTTGGCGCATCTCAGCCATGGAGCCGGCCGAGTCCTCGACCGTCTCGGCTTTGACCTTGCCGGCCTCGGCGGCCGAGGGCGCTCCGATGCCAAAGCCGGCCGCGCCGACCATACCGCTCACGGCCAGGTTGCCCGTGACGGTTAAGAGCGGGGTATCGACATTCGCGGCCACGGAAGCCGCAACGTCGAACGTGTCGCAGGTGGCCACGATCTCCGGAGAGACCACCGAGGCGGAAGCCGAGGCCTCGGCCGTGAGCCGCTTGGTGGCCACGCTGACCTCCTCGCCGCCGGTCACCTTGATCTTACGGCCACGCTGGAAGTGAACCGAGTCGCCCTCGTCGGTGTAGATGGCCACCTCGCCGGACTTTAGGCCCTTGAGGCGGTAGCGCCGGTCGCCCACGCACACGACGATGCAGTGCGAGCGGTTGCCGCCGGCGGCCAGGGCCACACCCTCGGCTCCGGGGTGCGGATTGCTCGTGAAGCCGTAGGCCTCGAAGTGCTCGCAATCGTCCAGCAGTTCGTCGGCCAGGCCCTTGATCTGCAGCAGCTGCATGGCCTGCTCGCTGTCCACCAGGCTGACTACGGCGCGGGTGACCATGAGCGAGATCCGCCGCTTGATGGGACCGAGGAGCTTACCCAGCGCGCGCATGTCCATCACCAGGCCTCCGTGCCCGCGCCGGGCTCGGGCAGTTCCACGCGCTCGAAGGCCTCAGGCGGCACAAGAGTCAGCTCGCTACGCAGGCCCTCGCCATCCAGGATCAATGCCACGCCGGTCAACAGCCGGTCAGCCGTTATGCCCAGGAAAGCATCGCGTACGGGCACAAGCATGTTGGGTGTCCATAGGCCGTCCCGGTGTCTCCAGCCGTCCACGGTGTAGACCAGGCGCTGGCTGCGCCCGAAGCGCACGTTTCGTTCCCACTCGGCGCGGACCTTGGCCGCGGCGCTGTCGATCTGCTCCTCGGCGATGATGGTCAGGGGCCGATGACGCTTGATGCGGCTGTCCTTGGCCACGGCCTTGGGCTGCGCCGCGGCCTCGCCGCTCCAGCCCTCGGCGCCGGCACTCTGACCCTTGATAGCGATCTCGGAATACCTGTCCTTGTGCGAGAACGATCCGTCGCCGGAGAGCACGTTGACGCCCAGCTCCAGGGCCGTGCTGACACGCTTTGAGCTTGCGCGGGTGACAACCAGGTTGCCCAGGCCGTCGCTGACGAGCAGCGCGGCCCGCACGCGCGCGGCCGCTTCCAGTACCTCGAAGACCGTGTCGCCCTCGCTCGACTTGAGGGTCTTGAACGGGCCGCCCACGTCGATATCCGCGCGCACGCCAATCTTGAATGGCGCGCACAGGGATCTGGCCACGTCCGTGAGCGTGCGGCCCTTCCACTGCGTGGACGGGGCAGAGCAGTCCACCAGGTCGCCGGTTGCGTCCCGGCCCGAAACCTCCACCGTGTGATCTTTGGAGTCGTAGCGGATGGCCACGTCGTCAACAAAGCCCGTGATGACGGCCACGCCGTCGATGAGCACGCGGCAGGCCGCGCCTGGCCGGATGGGCCGTGGCGTATCCTGGCCGGCCCAGCGCTCGGTAATGGATAACTCGAACGATCCGGCGACCTGTTCCAGGCCGCGCCGGATGCGGATACTCTGCCAGCCGCCGTAGAGCGTGCCGTCCACGAGCAGGCGCACGTCGGGCATGGTTTCGCTAGCCATCGGCGAGCACCTCCAGGGCCTGGCCACCTGGCACGGCCAGCGGGTGGCGCAGCTTATTGCGGGCCACGAGCTGCTCGGCGCGCGTGGCGTCGCCGTAAATTTGGTGGGCTATGACCAATGCGGGCAGGGTCCTGGCCGGCGTCCAGGCCAAGAGCCTGGGCAGCAGCATGGCCCGGTCGGTCAGGTCGCGCACGAGCGCTGCGCGCAGATCCACGAGAGCCGAGTACGTGGCATCAGGAGCCGTCTCAGCCTCCAGGTCCAGCTGATCGGCAAGTTCGTCGCGCACGGCCTGGGCATCGGCGGAGCTGTCATAATCCCAGCTCGCGGCCGCGCGGCTGGCTTCGATGACGGCCGTCTGTCGCACCAGGTCGCCTGTGGCGTCCCGGTTTTCCTGCAACTGGGCGCGGCTGGGCGTCACGGCCTGGGACTTGGAGCCGGAGTCACCGCCGAAGCCGAACAGGCTGCGGTACGTGGCCAGGACCGAGTCGGGCATCATGCTCAAGCCGGCCATGCTGCCGATGGTTGCCTGAACCTGCGCGGCAAGGCCGCCGGGACTGGTCAGCAGCGTGGCCAGCCCGGAGTTGAGCGAATAGAGGTCGGATTGAAGCTGAGTCAGCTCGGACGGCATGCCCGGCACGTTATCCGTAGCCTCCTGGATGGACTCCACAGCCTGGCCCAGCCAGGTCTTTGAGTCCTCGTAGACCCACGCGGGCTGATCCTCCACGCTGAAGCGCTCCTCGAAGTCGGAAGCTACGGCGGCCGACGCCGCATCAGCCCGTGTGGATACGAGCGAGGCAGTATCTATGGTCACGTCGGGTCGTGCGACTTCTCCGGCCTCGACGAAGGTCGCCGAAAATGTTGCCTTGCCGCCTTCATGGGAGGACTCGCGTAGGCGCGCTTCCTCAACATGAACGCGCATTGTGCCCAGGTAGGGATGCACAAGGGAGCCGACGCCGCGCGCCTCCAGGGCGGCCATCAAGTTGTCGCGGGCGGTGAAGTAGTTTTCACCCAGGACAAACAACTCAAGCGAATAGCGACGCGCCTTGCCGCCCAGGTCCTGGACGCTCGGCTGCTCGCGCAGGGGATATTCACGCACGGCCAGGCGTCGGCCGAAGGGATGGTCGTGAGCCTCGATGAGGAAGGGCACGCCCCGAAAGGAGCCGGGCCGCAGTTCGTCACGCCAGGCCATGCTAGTAGGCCCCCATGATCAGGCCGGTGTCTACGTCGACACCCATGCCTCGGACATTGGCCGACTTGATCCTGGCCGATGCGCCCTGGATCTCCAGCACGAGCCTACCCTCAGGGGCTTCTCCCTGGGCGGAATTACGCAGGGCCTTAGCAAGTTCCTGGACAAGGGCTTCCGGTGTCACTGAATCCCGATTTCCGCCGAGCCACTCGGCGACCTGGCCAGCGCCCTTGCGACCGGCCCAGTCTCCAGCCAAGCCGCCGATAAGGCCGCCAGCCACGGTGCCCACACCGGGAAAGATCATGCTGCCAATAGCCGCGCCGGCCGCCGCTCCGCCCCAGCCACCCAGGGCGCTGCCCCCGGCCTCGGCCGTGCGGGCCACCTTGGCCCCGGTGGACAGCTCATCGCTACCCCAAGCGTCCCAAATCTCCGGCACGGCCGCCAGTGCGGCAAGCGCTCCACCGCCGCGCCCCACCCAGCGGCCCAGCCTACCTCCGCCCCCCAGGAGCCTGGATATCCGGCCACTACGACTGGCAACACTTCGCCCGGCTCGCGATCCACGTCCGCCCCCCAAAGCATCCCCGCCCCATTGGTCGGGCGCAAGGCCCATCTTGCTGTTGACCACATAGACCGGCAGCGGCAGGGGCATGCCGCCTAGGCCGTCAGCCGCGCCAGCCGCACCACCGCGGCCGAACAGGCCACGGCCGGCGTTCCAGGCCTTGCGACCGAGGACTGCTGCGCCAAGAGCCGCGCCGCCCACAGCCACGCCTGAGATAATTTTACCCGTGGTTTCAGAACCGATGGAGTTGAGAGTGTCAGCAAGGTTCTGGATGGGGCCGGTTAGACTTGAGTCCGCGAACTGCTTCCAGGCCGTGTAAAGACTGGTCATAGCCGCTGAGGAATCTCTGGCTGCGCGCGCCGAGTCCCGCATGGTCGTGGTGCCGTCGCCTTGCACGGCCATGAATTTCTGAAGAGATTCAAGACTGCCTGTACGCTGAAATTCACTAGCGGCTTGGTTGAAGGCTTTGGCGGCCTCGTCACCAAAGACCAGATTCAGCTTAACCTTGTCACCCTTGGCCTTCTGAACAATTTCGGCCATGACCTCATTGATGGCCCGCAGACGCCGGCCGCCGTCCTCAGTCTTTTCCCATACATCGATGCCTGCCATCTCCTTGAGCAGCTTAATCTTGGCAGGGTCGGCGAGAGTGCGCATGGTAGCCTCAAAGGCCGTTGCGCTCTGCTCTGATGAGCCCGTGCCCATACGGATCATTTGCAGGGCCGCGCCCATTTCGCGCAGAGCCTGCGGCCCTTCGCGACCCATGGCTGTATAGGCCGTGACAACTCGCGGGCCAAGAGCGGCCAGGTCACGCAGTGTAAATGCGCCGGCCTTGCCTTGAACGTTCAGGGTATCCAGAGCTTCCATCACGCCCTTGGGGTCGACAACGCCCATCTTCTGAAATTCAGCCAGAATCTCACCGATAGCCGAACCCTGAGCACCCGTGGCCTGGATGGCCAAGCCGATATTGCGGATGTTAGCCGAGGCGAACACCAGGTCGCCGGTCTTCTCGACGATGGCCTCAATGGCGCTGGTGATCTCGCTTGGATCAACGCGGATCTCCGGGGCCTGAGCCGCTTCATAGATGGATTTTTTGAGCTTCTGGACCTGCTCGTCGGAGATGTCGGCGGCGATAGCCAAGCGGGTGAAACGGCTCTGCAGGTCCATGACCATCTTGGCCGTACCCACGCCGGCTGCACCGGTGAGCAGGGCCGTGTACCTGTTGCCCAGCGCGTCCAACCCCCGGCCGGCGGCCTCGGCCGAACCGCGCAGCATGCTCATGCTGCGTTGGCCGCGGCTGGCCATGGAGTCCAGGGAGCCCGCAAATCGAGCGGCCCTGGACTCCAGGTTGCCGGCAAGGTCCAAGATGATGCTGGTCTTCAGATTACTCATGATGCTTACGCTACTTATTCAGACCCAGCGAGATACCCAGGATGAATGCCGAGACCAACCCAACAGACACGCTCAGTGTCGGGGAACGAAGACCACCCAGCCCAGGAATCAACTCGCCAAACTTCCAACCTGCCAGGCAGAATACCCCCGAGAAGAGAATTGCAAGGGACCAGCCAATAAGAAACTTCATAGTTATCTGCTCGTTGGTTGCAGGTGTTTCAGGTAGCGCAGCAGCCGCCGCAGGCACAGGGAGTGGATCTCGCCCCGCCCCCAGGCGGTGCTACTTGCGAGTCTCAGGGTGAGCTGTTCCAGGAGCATCGCCCACCCCATCATCTCGCCCCCGCTCAGCCGCCTCTTGGCCGGCCGTCTTCGGGGTGATCTCGGCCAGCATGGCCGCCTCCAGCTCGTCTGCCTTGCGGTTAAGCAGGCCCATGTCCTCGGGATGCAGCCGCTTGAGCATGACCAGGTCAATCGGCCCCTGAACATTGCCAATGCGTACGATCTGCCGACGCAGGACGTTCACGCCAACCAGCGTCGGGCTGGTCACAAACTGCGGCTGCGGGCCATCCTTGCTCGGCACGAGCACGAGCTTTTCGCTTTCTTCCTGGGCCTCGATGATGTCGCCGGCAGTGGGCTCACGCAGAAGCACTTCACTCAGCGTGTCCTCGCCGACCTTCAAACCGTGTTTAATGGCAAAGGTAACGGTCGCCATGATTACACCTTGTCGCAGCTGATCGCGGACATCTTCAGGTCCACGGAGCCGTCCTGGCTGAGTTTGGTTTCCATGGTGAACGCTTCGCGCAAGAGGTGTTTCTCTCCGATATCCTCCTCGAACATGACCGTGGCGTTAGTCAGGCCGCCCAGCCACTTGATGTCCAAGTCCTTGGTCCGAGCGATCTTGCAGTCCAGCTCCGGCGCCCTGTCCTCTTCCTGGAAACCATGGACCTTGCCGCCCCCTGTTACTGCCTTGCGCGTTACACCGCCTGGATCGAGCGTGGCGCCAGGCAGTGTACGCAGCTCCTGGCCATCGACCCTGATCCAGGCGCGTCCGGTAACCTGTGACATATGTTCTCCTGCTCTTCGTTAGAGTACGAACTGGCTCTGCACGGCCAGAATAGTGAGTCCGTTGACCAGATCCGGGCGTTCCAGGACATCCAGTCGATTTGGGTTGTCGACATTGCGCTCCACAACAAGGCTTTCGGCGTAGGCCTCGTAATCCTCCACCAGGCCGGCCTCCTCGTGCTCACGAAACAGTGCGAGCAGCTCGGCTCGGATAATGGATGGCGTGACGATAGCTTGGCCCGGCCCGAATCTGGTGCCGTCGCTGGCCAGCTTGTGCCGGCCGTATTTCTGGGTGATGCGCGCCTTGAGCGAGTAGCGCCGCCAGCCTTCGGTGGCCGGCGTAGTCACGTCTAGGTAGCTCGGGTCCTGCGTCCCGTAGGCATTAGCCTGATAGGTGGTAATCTGGCGCTCTATGCAGACCTGACCACCGGCATTCACAAAGTAGGTCGAAATGCCGTCCCACAAAAGCAGGTTGCGCTCTTCCATGGTCCAGCGATCCTCGGATGCCGGCGGCAGGACGCCGGGCAGCACCAGGGTCTGCAGCGGCCTGGCCGGATCGATGGACAGGGAGCCCTCGGCGATCACGGCGTTGACAGCAGCCCATATCCAGGGCGGCGTCGGGCTTGCGCCCGTGCCCATGCACGTGGTCAGATAGCCGTTGCGGCCACTGCCGAAGGTGCCCGTGGCTCCGTGCGTGCCCCGATAGGCGCAGAAGGCGAGGCCTTCCATCTGCCGCAGCGGTCCCCAGCGCTGGAGCAGCTCGGCCTCCAGGGCGTCCAGGTTGGCCGTGTCCGTGTAAGGCATGACAAGAATGTTCCACCATTCGTCGCCGAAGTTGGTGATGGCCCCAGCCACATCCGGGTTGGCCGCGCCGCCGGCCATGGCCGTGACCGTGGCCGTGAGGCCGGCCGGCAGGGACTCGCCCTGGTAGTAATTGAGGCGCAAATCCAAATCGTTGCCGGTCTCGCCCTTCCAACGGCAGGTCAGGTTGAGCTTGGCACTGTCCACGCCGTCCACGGCGGCCGTGACGGCCAAATCCGTGTTGGCGTTAATGGCAGCGGCCAGGGTCGCGGCCACATCGGACGGCTCGTCACCCGAGCCCACACCAGCGCGCACGCGCGTCCCGCCGATGTAGAGGTTGACCACGCCGGCGGAAGTGGCCAGCCCGGCAAAGGTGATGCTGCCGGCAGCGGCCACTCCGGCTGCATCGTCATCCAGGGCGATGACCCAGGTTTCGGTGATGCGGTCGGCGGCCTTGATGGACGCGAGCATGCCGTGCAGCATGGAGCCACGGCCAAAGAGCTGTGCAGCCTGATCAGCGTTCGTCACGCGCACGGGCACACCGGCGTTGATTAGGCCGGCCGTGGCGCGCTGGCCGATGGCCAACAGTTTGCGATCCTGGGCCGGCGTCCCTTTATTGGCGGAGCTGTTGTCGAACTCCATGTAGAACAGGGGCACTCGAAGATTCGACGGAATGCCGTTGAACGAAATGGCCATGATGGCTCCTTACTTGCCCTTGCGGGGCTTGGGCTCGGGCATGACCCCGGCCGAGGATGCGCCGGCCACTACCTCGACCAGGTCACCTTCCTTGATGCGCCGCAACACGTAGCCCGTGCGCGGCAGCGCGACGCCTTCTGCCGGGATTACCTGACCGCGCTGGTCGCGTACTTGAAGGCCAACGCGGGGCCTGACGAAGACGCTGTTATTCTTGCTCATCACTTGCTTTCTCCAGGGTAATGCTCGTCTCAAGCGCCGGCGCGCCGTCCTCTGCTCCGGCCGGAGTAGTCACGACGCTGGCCAGCAGGAAGTCGGGCAGGCTGGACAGGTCTACATTCGCGATGTCCACCTCCTGGCGCCAACTCACGCCCCACATGGCCACGCCAATCTTGTCCACCACGGACGAAAACAGGTTGTCCGCGCGGATCTGCCCGGGCGAGCTGCGGGAGGCATCCAGCCCCCAACGCTGATCAGGCAACAGCCCGAGTACGGCCTGAGTCAGGGCCATGGCCACCAAATCACGCGGCGCATCACGCTGCTTGCTGGCCACTACAACGAACACGGCCCATAAGGCCGAGCAACTCACCTCGCCGCCGCTGCCCCAAGCTTGCGCGTCCGAGACGCCCAAGCAGGCTGCGAACGCGGCCGGAGTCCTGGCGCTCACTCGCTTCAACTCGGCAAAATCGAAACGGCCGCCATGGGATTCCACGGTTTTCAGCTCGGGCAGCTCGGCCTTGATCTTGGCCACGATGGCCTCGCGCATGGCAGTCAGACTCATAGGCTCTCCATCTGCCGGTCGGCCCAGTCGTCCACCAGGCTGGCCAGCTCGCTTTCGTTGCCCTCGGACAAGCCCAGGTACGGCCTGGCCGGGATCGTGGCCGCACGCTTGCGGCCGGCCTGGCCGCCGAACTGGTGGATGGCGCCGTAGATCAGGTTCGTGCCCGCCTCGACGAAGTCTCCGCCAAGGCCCACGGCGTAGGTGACGCTGTCGCCCAGATCTCCCTCGCCCACGAGCAGGCTGTGCCCGGCGTGGCGCGTCTCGGCGTAGCCCGGCGACCAAGCCGGCCAGGGCGTGCCGTCCGGGCCTTCCTTCTCGTCGGTGATGCGCCGGCGAGTCTGGCTCTCCACGGCTGCGCCGACCTCATCCAGAAGCGTGCGCGTGTCCAGGTGGCGCAACCGCTCAAGACGCTTGGCCAGGCGATCCACGCCGGACAGATCGACCTGAAGAGAGACGCTCATGGTTTCTCCTTCAGGTCATCACAGCGCCAAGCTTCCTTGACGGCTCCAGAAAAGGCTTGAAGATACTTACGGTTGTAGCACGCCTCTTCCCACGCACCGAGGGCAGCTTCCTTCATGCTCGCGTCGATAAAGATGACTGCGATCAGGCACCACGCCAGAGGCGCGGCCAACACGATCACTAACCGGCGCAGCCAGGCGAACTTGATCCGGTGGACGTTTAAACGGTTCACAACAGGCCTCCACCGCGCCCGAAACGCCTCGGGCCGCTCGTCATATGCACGCCCCCGCCGGTTGAGGTCGGGGCCTCGGTCAGTCCGAGGCTGACCTCGCCCTTGGAAATGCGCCGAAGCAGGGCCACGGCGTCCTCGTAGCGCAGGCGCCGCTCATCCGTGCCCGTGCCCGCGTCGGAAGCCAGACGGTAGACCAGGATGTCCACGGCCAAGCGCTTAAGCACGGTCGGGACTGTAGGCAGCGGCAGCTGGTAACGAGCGGCAAGGTAAGCGTCGATCTCCGCGTCTGCGTCGGCCTGCGCCTGGAGGATAACGTCCGGGTCGACCACGCCGTCGCCGTCGCGGTCGGCGAGGAGGAGCAGTTCCTCCTCGCCGTGGCGATCAACGATGTCCTGCTGCGAAGCGTAGGACATGGCTTACTTCTTCTCCTTCTTAGCCTTGCCAAGCTCCTTGGTCTCGGGCGAATCGGCCTGCTCGTCTTTGGGTTGTTCCGGGGGGTCAGGCCAGGGATCAGGCGCTTGCACCTTGTCCGCAGGCTTGGTTTCGACCGGGATCTCCGTGAACTGGACTACCAGGTTGGGCTCGGCGCAGAGGGCGTCAAGCTGCTCCTTGGTCAACTCCGACAGCGGCACGACTTCACCCGAAGCGGACCAGGCACGGCCGGCCCGGCGGAAACCGTTGCGTTTGGCGACAACCCGCACGGCCTCGACAAACTCGGGCTTGGCTGTGGTCTTATTCTGGGTGTTCATATGCTACTCGCTCCTTTGCTCAGGTTGACGCTGCCCGGCCTAGCTGCCGGCTCCGGTGCTGCCCACGGACAGCTGCCAAAGGCTGTAACCGCCGGCCGCGCGAGCCTCCGCGCCGAACTTGAACTTCTTGCGGTTGAAGACGTCGTCGGAGCTTTCGTCCATCTGCTTTACGAAGACCGGCTTCTTGCGCTCCTGGTAAACGAAGGGCTTGATGGGTCGCGTGGTTACGTGCAGGAACCAGGCGGTGTCCGAGGTGAGCCGCGGGTTGACCAGCAGTAGGGCCGTGCCCTTGTAGGGGTTGGGCGTGTCGTTCGCGAGCTTGTCCGCCGTGAGCAACATCCGGCCCACCTCTTCCAGGGCCGGAGGAACCTCCAGCAGGTCGGGAATGAGGCTGAGCGGCCGGCCTTCATCGTCCTTGAACTTCATCATGGCCGTGCGCGCCGCGCCATAGCTGGCCTTAGCGGCGGCCAAGTCGGCGTTGGAAAGCGCCACGGTGAGCTTGTTGGACACGCTCGTGACGCTGCCAGAGCTGTCGCCCACGGGGTGATCGGTGTCGTAGAAGTACTGGCCGTCGTAACACTTAGCCGTGAAGGCATTGTTCTTCAGGTCGGCTACGATCTCGTCGGGCAGCTGTTTGGCGGACAAGCCCGCCTCCTGGGTCATCGGGCCATACTGCCCCAACTGATCGTCCTCGATATCATTGCGGTCCACCTCCACGGTGGCCTCCCAGTCATCGTTGACCAGGCTGTACTGGAACGCCGACAGGGCCTTGACCACCTTGTCGCCGACCCACTTACGCATGCGCGGAAAGCGAGAAAACCAGGAGTAATCATTCTGCTTGCCAGTGGACGGCACAAGGGTCGCGGTCTTCTGCCAGTCCGAGGGCGCTGCCTCGAAGGCTTTGTTGAAGGTTACCTTGAGGTTGACGAAGAGGCCTTCAATGGTGGCCTTGTTGACCAACAGCCCACCGAAACCCAAGAGAGCCAGACTGTCGCCGCAGGCCAGATCGGCCACGGCCTCGGCCGGGAACATGAGCACGGCCGCGACAAGCAGCAGAGCCCAGATGCACAGAATATTGAATTCGCGCTTCATGGTGTGAACCTTCCTTGAGGGGGTTGCCGGGCCTACTGGACCCAGACGCCGTCGGAGTCGATGCCGACCACTATGCCGGCCGCCGAGCGGGTGTTGGTGCCGTTTGTCGCGGCCACGGTCTCGTCATCCACGATGTAGCAGGCCTTGCCCAGGCTGGCCTGGGTCACGGTGTCCGCCCCGGAGTTCTTCCATTTGAAGGCCTTCCTGCGACGTACCAGCACGGCTTTGTCGCCGTTCTCGCCGCTGGTGTTGTCCACGGTCTCCTCGAATCGCCCCAAGTAAGTCAGGGTGGTGGCCGTGGAGCCGGGCACGGCGTAGCCGCTCGCGTTAGCCACGGCTATGCCTCCGGCGTAGCACTTGGCACTTGCGGCCACGGGCACCGAAATCTGCTCGCCGTCCATGTGCGGTGTGTTGCGGTCAGCGCTGAGCGCCATGTCGTCTCTCCTTGCTCTCGTTGATCAGCGGGCGGGCTATGCCTGGCCGTACTTGGCCAGGTCTTCTGCGGAGTGGCCAAACAGGTCGGAGAGCTTGCGCTCCTCGGCGTTGAGCGCCTTGGATTGGCTCTCGGGTTTCTTGCCTTCCAGGCCGGAGTCGCCACCAATGACCGGGGCCACCTTGAGGAACTCCTTGAGCCGCGCCAGACCGCCTTCCTGCTGGCACTGGGCCTTGTAGAAATCCTTGGTGGCAGGGGTGACCTTGCCGTCCTTGAGGCCGGTCTCGATGATGGCCTCGACCTCGGCATCCTGCTGAGCCTTCTTGAAGGAAGCCAGCTCACTGGCCGCGTTCTCGGCCTTCAGCACGGCGGCCTGGTAGTCTGCGCGCGGCACGTACTTGTCGAGGCTTGGGGTTTCAGCCTGGTTTCTGGCTGTGACCAAGTCGGTCTTGAGGCTGTTCACGGCCGTCACGACCTGCTCCAGCGTGGAGCCGGCCGACAGGCCCAAGGCCGCGAAGAGTGCGGTCAGGTCCATGTCCACCTCCTGGCGCTCCTGGTTGAGCGCCGTCTGCAAAAAGTTCGGGGTATTGGTCAAAGCGATGGAGACCAGCTTGAGGATGCGGCGGTCATCCTTAGTGTGCAGGAATACCGGGCTCAGAAAGCGGTATTCCTTGCGCGAGACTTGGCCGGCGGCCCGTTCGGTCCACTCGACTCGCCCCCAAAGAGCGCCATCTCGCAGCTCAAGGGCGGTGATCCATCCGGCGGCCGGGGCCTCCTTGCCCTGCGGCGCCAGCCGTTCCGAGGCGTGTTCCCAGTCCATGAGTAGCGGAGCCCCGCCACGACCACTGAACCAGGCCAGGACACTCCTGGCTTCGACTTCACCAAAGCGCCAGGAGCGGCCGTCCTGGCCGGTCACCGTTGGGCCGGCCGGAATGAGCTGGACCCATTCGGGCACATTACCGCCGGGCAGCTCGACGTTGAGCGCCATGCGGTGTTCTTTGGCGGAAGACTCGGAATTGAGGGCGATGGATAGATGCAGCATGGTCCCGGTGTAACCGTCCTGGACCATGCCTTACAGACTGAAGTGCTTCAGTGGGTGGGCTTTTCCGACGATGCCTTTCTAGCGCGCTTTCAGCTGCCTGGCAACGCCATGTGGAAATACGTTCAATTAGCGTTTAAATGGGGCTAGAACCACGCCTCCGGGTATTCGGTGCACATCCGGCCGCATAGACCGGTCGGCCGTGAAAAATAGGCCTTAGCAGCCGGGGTCGACTCGCGTTGACAATCCAGGGCCAACGTCTTACGAATTTACGAGGCGGACGCGACACGGTGCTATTCCCCCGGCCGTAGCACGTCGCAACACGACGGAGCGTCATGTGGGGTTGCCGCGCAAGCGGATTGGGGGGCCCCACCGTCCGCCGCCTTATTTCCCTCCCGCATCCTTTTCTCCCCTGCGCAACAGCCGTCGAGTGGTTTCGTCACGCTTGACCGCATCGCGGCTAAGCCGGCGGAAGCTCGTCAAGAACAGCGCTTTGCCACTGAGCGTCGCCTTGACCACGGCGACATAGCCGGTCGCATCCTCCAGGAGGTAGACAAGGCTCCGCTCGCCGTCCTTTACGGCGCGCCCTTGCTCCACAGCATCTTGCACGGCCGCATACTCCTGCGGCTCCAACTCCGGGTGCTCGCGGTTCTGTTTCTCCCAGCTGTCGCGCGAAAAGCGCACCACATGCGCCGAAGCTCCGATGCGCGACGCGTCCGCGTCCTGGATCACGGCCAACGGGAACTCGCCACGCGGATTGCGCATCCACTCCCCGAACACGGGCGAGCGCACCAGCTCGCGCACGCTCCCGGCCGCATCAGCCTTGTGCGCCGTCTCAAGTTTGCCGGCCATCTGCTCCAGGGCCTGGCCGAGCCGGCCGGACACTCCTGGGTTGTAGTCCCAACCGGGGTCGAGACCAACTGGCACACGCTGCACCTCTCCGGTCCGCTTGTTGATCCACTCGCGCCGGGTGATTGTTGGGGAGTCGGTGCGCACGGGCATGCGCCGCTTAACCAGGCGGCCCGTGGGCAGGCCTGTTTCCGGGTCCAGCTCCTGGGCACCGGGGATCTGCACGCCGTCGCGCTTGATGCGCTCGGCCTCTGTTTTGGTGACCTGGCGCACGCGGCACTTGCAGCCCCAACCGTTGGGCGGCAGGTGCGTGGTCCAGAAGGGATCGTCCACGGGCAGGAGCAGGCCGTGCCAGGCCACGTGCTCGGGTCGGTGCTCGCGGCTCGGGCCAAGCTGATAGAGCAGGTACGGCAGGCCCTGCTTGGTGCGCTCGATGCGCTCCCACTGGCCGGCGGCCCGCGCCGTGCGCATGTTGGTGCGGTAAATAGTGCGCAGCCGGCGCGGGCTGCCGAGCTGCACCTCACGCTCCTCACCGGTCAGCGGGTCCACCATGTCCTTGCGGCCCCACCAGCCAAGCGATTCCAGGCGCGGCTTGAGGTCCTTCTGGAACTGCTGGAGCGTGCGGCCCTCGGCCAGGGCGCGGTCCACCTCGGCGCGGATCTCGGTGAGCACGTCCAGTTGCATGGCCTTGGCCACCACGAAATTCGTGGCGTGCTCCTCGCGCCAGACGTCCTTGTAGCTGAAGCTCGGCTTGAGGTCCTTGCGGCGGAAGTACTCCAGGGCCTCCTTGGGCTCCGGGCCAGGGAAGCTGAAGCCTGGCTTGGGCGGATAGTCATTTTTTCCGGGGCGTTCTTGCGGCATTCGTCTCTCGCTTTTGCTTCGGGCGGAATAGGCGGCAGCCAGGACTCCAGTAGCCGTAGGGGTCATGCGGGCCTGGATAGGGCGGCACGAACGCAGCGCGCCGCTTGGCGTACTTGCACCAGATCGTGTCGCCAGGGCCATGCAGCAGGGTTTCGTCCGTGGGATAGCCAGGGAAATGCGAGCAATCGTCGCAGACCTCGGCATCGTCGGGGATGCTCACCTCAAAACGCCTGCGCAGCTCCAGTTGCGCGGGCTCAACGGGTGCCCCACAGTGCGGGCAGACGTAAACCGGATCAGACTTCGTCGCCGGCATCGCCCAGCCCACGCGCCTTGAAGGCGGCCAATGCCAGAGACCTGATCAGCGCGCTGGAATCCATCGTGCCGGACAGGCCCGGCAGCTTGGCCAGAAAGTCCTCGAAGCTCCCGGCCTCCTCGGCCAGCTTGAGCACCGGATTGACCACGGGCGCGGCGAGTTGCTCCCATTCGGCCAGGGCGTCGGCCTCCAGTTCGTCAATTTCGTCCAGCTCGGCCCTGGGCGCGGGCACGCCCTGGCTTTGATTCAGGGCCTTTCCCTGCCGGTTCTCGGCCGTGGCTACGCCGGGCATGGAGAGCAACTCGGCATCGTCCTCGGGATCAGGCAGGCCGAGCTTGTCGCGCACACCCGAGGCCTCGACGCGCAGGCCCAGGGGCACCAACTTGGCCAGCGCCTCCACCAAGCCGGTCCGGTCTTCGGGCTCGGGCACAGGCAGGCGCAGGCGTGGATAGTTCTCTTGCGGCCCAAAATTGAGGTCGATAAACGGCTTAACCAGGTCCCGGTTGAGCGACGCCTCCAACTGCAAGGCATCGTCCACCTGGATGTCGCGGCGCACGTCGTTATGCACCTTGGCCTGGGACAGGCTCGCGCCGTCATCCGCCGTCATGGTCTGGCCCAATATGGCCTTGCTGACCTGCTTATCCAGCCACTCGGCCAGGCCAAGGAACAGCTCATGGCCGCCAGCGGCCTTGCCGCCTTCCACGAACTCTATGCGCATGCTTTCCGGCACTACCGCGGCCGCGTCCGAGCCGATGTTGGCCACGGCTGAAACAAGCTTGCGGATGTCTTCCTCGGACGCTCCTGGACCGTAGCGGCCCACACGCAGCGGCATGCCGAAGACTTCGGCGAAAGCAAGCCAGTCCGTGAGCGTGTAGCTCTTGCACATGAAGGTCACGGCCGCGAGTCTGGCCAGGCCATTGCGGATGGGCAGGCCTGATTTGATGCGCGGCATGTGCACCACGAACTTGTACGGCGCAAGCGGAATGCCAAGCATCATGTCGGTTTCGTCCAGCAGGCGCAGAGTTCGGCCGTCCTCGCGGTCCCAGACGAAATGGCGCGGGTCGCGCCATTCAAAACGTGGCCACCAGGTCCTGCCTGTGCGGTCCCAGAGGATCTCCACGACAGCAAAGCCCTTGCCCAGGCCGTCCAGGGCGTCGAAAAGCAGGCCCCTGAAGGCGGGTCTGCGCGTCAGCTCGCGCACCTTGTCGGCGAGGTCCACGTCCGCCTTGTCGTCGCTGGCCGCCTCGACCACGGGCTCAAGACCGGCCACGGCTCGCTTGCGCGTGCCTAGCACGCTTGCGTAATGCGGCTCGCGTTCCTCCATCTCCTCGGCCAGAGTCAGGTAAGCCCGATGATCTCCCTGGGCCGCGTCACGCAGGATGGCCGCCAGCCGCCCAGGCGTGAGCCCGGCCGCGATGGATTCGACGTCCCACACGGAGCGCACGCCCATGAGCGACGGTGCGGCGTGCTCGCGGGTCAGTTCCTGCCTGCGGATGGGCCGGCCCATATGGTCGTACAACGTGGGCTCGGGCATCAGATTATCCCCCTACGGAAGCCGGCAGTGACGCACACGGGCCGGGATATATGCTCATGATCGCGGCTCTGGCGCGAGTCGCGCGGGTTACGGGGAACCGGGCGGTAGTCGAAGGCCTCGGCCGTGCCCTGGCTGGCGAACCAGCCCAGAGCAAATGCGATGGCCGAGTCGCCGTGGCGCTTCAGCTCGGCGTCCTTCAGGTCCTGCTTGCGGATGTCGGGCAGCTTGATGATGCCGTCGATCTCTTCCAGAGCGCGTAGGTCACTCTCAATGTCCGCATCTCTGGGCAGGTCGATCATACCCGTCTCGAAGGCGTCCACGAGCTTGGGCATGTGCTCGCGGTACCAGGCTTGACTGAGCATGACCTGGTGGATGCGCTCGTGGCCGAACTTGTCCGCCGTGTACTCGGCCAGGGTCGCACCGCTGCCCGTAGCGTCCATGGCTCCGCCCCGGAAACGCGGCAGTGCCGCGATGAGCGCCCACAGGATCTGCTCCTGCTGGCGCGTGGGCACGTTGTGCATCTCCAGGAGGAACGGCGCCCGGCGAATAAGCGTCTGTCCGATCTCCAAGGGGGCGACGACACTGAAATCCCGGTGCCGGGCGAAGTCCTGGCCGAACACGTGCTCGCGGGCAGGATCGAGCCTGGCCAGGAGCGGCTTGAGGTGTCGGTCGATCCACTCTGAGCCCCAGACACGCCGGGAATCCTCGGGAAGCTTAGCGAAGTCGTCATCCAGAGCGATGCGCAGAATCGGCCGCGCCTCGCGCATGGCCTCTTCGATCCACACGCCGGGGATGGCCTGGCCGCCGCCGTCACGCGGGATGGCGTCCAACTCCTCGCGCATGACGGCCACGCGCGGGCCGTAGGAATTGCGGATGCGCTCGTACCACTTGCGCTTGCCCTCGGCCGAGACATCCCAGCCCTTCATGAGGCAGACGCGCTCGTACAGCCCGTTGGCCACGGCGTCGTCGAAGGTGATGCGGTAGACCTTGGCGCCCTCGCCATAGCGACCGGCCTGGATGTCCTTGCACAGCTGGTTGAAGGGGTTCTTCTTGCCGTTGTGCGAGGAGATGATGCGGATCTTGCCGCCCCAGATGAGCAGGGCCGTGGCCGCGTCCAGCACGGCCTGAACGTTGGCGTGGAAAGCGGCCTCGTCGATCACGACGATGCCCTGCAGACCGCGCACGCTGGCCGGCCGGCTGGACAGGGCCACAATCTGGAAGCCCGAGGCGAAGCGGATGCGGTAGGCGTTGATGTGCTTGGTCGAACCGTCTTCCTGCTGATCCTCGAAGAGGAACTCTTCGATGCCGCTCATGCCCGCGCCCTGAGCCTCGGCGATGATGCGGGCCATGCGGGCGCAGTAGCCGATGAACTCCAGGCCCTTTTCCTTGGTGTCGCCGATGTAATAGACGTTGTCGCCGCCGGCGGACTTGCGGCTGGCGGCGATGATCGTGTCGCCCAGAGCCTCGGCGAAGGTGATGCCCGTGCGCCGGCCCTTGGCGGTCGCTTTCAGGTCGGAGTCATCCTTGACCCACTCGGCCTGGTGGCGCATGAGCACACCGTCGGCCAAGGGGTCAAACCCATCGGGGATTTCGCGCACCGAAGGCGGCAATTCCTCCCAGGAAATGGTGCGCCTAGTATCACCGAGCGGCTGCAGGGCCTGCATCTAGCGCACCCCCAGGAACTTCTCTTTCCAAAAGCTGACCTGCTCCTCGCCGAGTCCCTGGGCCTTGCCGGTCTCCTCGACGATCTGAGCGACGCGCTCGCGCTCCTGCCTGCGGATGTCCTCCTCGCGCTTCAGGTTCTCCGAGGCCGCCTTCTCCAGCTTCTCCATGGCGATGGCCATGTCCTTTAGCATCTTGGCTATTTCCGGCGCATGATCCGCATTCAGGACGCCTTCCTGGAGGGTCATGGACAGATCAAAAGCCAACGTGCGCAGCAGCTCGTTGACTAGTTGCCCGACTTGGCCCTGGGGCGCGGCTCCGAGCTTGCCGATCCACATTTGGGCCACCTCACGCGCCTGGCGCAGCTTTGCGCCGACTTCCTCCATGCGCTGGGCGTAGCGGTTGACCGCGCTCTTGCTCACGCGGCCGGGAAATCCCTCGGCGGCCAGAAGCTCGTTTATCCGCGCAGTGACATCGAGCTGGGTCACACGCGGATCTCGCAGCAGCTCCTGGAGGCGCTCCAGGATATCCTGCGGCAGGGTCTCGATGCTGGATGGCCTGGCCATGATTACCTCGGGGACGGCCGGCGCACGCCGGGCACCGTGGCCCGGCCGGCGGCCACATCCTCGCCTCGGCCGGTCAGGCGCACGAGAGTCACCGGCCCGGACGGCTCGACCGTGACCAGGGCCTGTTCCTGGAGCCAGTTGGCGTCAGTGGCCACCTGGTCGCGGGTGCAGTTGTGGCCCAGCGTGCCGAGCGCCGCGTGCAGCAGGCTCGTGTTGGTGGCGTAGCCGGGGTCTTCGGATAGGACACGCAGGATCACCAGGCGGCGATCCTCGGTCACAAGCTGAGCGAAAGTGCTCATTGCTTTGATCCTTTGTTGAGCAGGTACTGGTTGATGAGTTCAAGCTGTTTGCGGATGGCACGCAGCTCGCCGCCCTGATCGTTGACCTGGGCGGCCACTTCGCCGACCTTTGAATCCACGGCGTTGATCCGATCGTAAACCTTGCTAAGACTGCCGTGGTCCGGGGCCTTGCTGCAGGCAACTTCCACACGAGCGAGGCGGCTGTCGTGATCCGAGAAGCGGTTGCCGACAATCTTGGTCAGGTCCTGGATGTCATTGGAGAGCTTGCCAAGATCAGAGCGGCTTGGGGCATGACTGTTGTCCGTCTCAGTCTTGGTCAACCGTGTATCCATGCCGTCCAAGCGGGTGTCGAGCACATCAATCTTGTCATGCGTCACCCTGTCGCGGGCGGTCAGGAACGTGTAGAGGCCAAGCCCGAGCAGGAGCAGCGTCTGCCCCAGGTCGAGCCAGAACTTCCAGGCGGCGAAATCCATTAGCGGACCTCCTTGAGCGATTGGCAACCCACGCAAAGCGCTGCGCCCGGCACGGCGGCCAGGCGCGCAGCGGGGATAGGCTCGCCGCACTCTCGGCAGCAGGCCACGCCATCCAGGAACACAGGGCCGAGGGGCTCGGACGCATTCCGGCGAGCCAGGGCCTCGGCCAAGAACAACTCCTCGGCCCGCTGGGACTGATCCACTTCGTCCATCAGTCCTTGTCCTTTCCGGCCGGCTTGAAGGCCTCCATGAGCTTGGGCACGACCTTCTCGGCCGAGCGGCCGATGACGTAGCCGCCAAGACCCAGCTCGACGATGTCCCACACGCGCTCGGGCATGGCCTTGGGCAGCAAACCCAAACAGTCGGCCACGATGAGCACGAGGAACGTCAGCATGGTCAGCGGCCGCCAGTTGCGCTGCAGCCAGCCGTGCCCGGCCGCCTCGGCCGCGATGGCCTTGGACCTGGCGTCCATGAGCGCGGTCTCGTACTGGAGCATGCGCTCGGAGAGCTGCACCTCCAGCCTGACCAAGGCGGCCTGGGCTTCCAGGCGCTCTTTGTCCGAGGTGAACTTGTCGATGACCTTGTTCACCGGCGAGATGAGATCCGAGAGAAAGCCGATAACGCTCATGCCAAAAGCTCCTGGATGTCGTGAATGCCTGGAGTGTAGTTGGTGCGGCCGTTCTTGGGATCAGTCCAGGCGGTGAGCAGCTCGCGTCGGGGCTCCGCGCCCTCCAGGGCCGCCCCAACGTGCGTCCAGCGGCCGAACTCGTGGATGACCTGGTCAAACGGCAGGCCGCTTTGCTCGTACCAGCGGCAGACCTCAAGCGGCGTAAATCCAGCCACAACCAAGTCGCTGGCCAGGGCGTCCAGGTGCCGGGACATAAATGACCCGCGAACCAGTCTGTTCAGATCGGGCGGACGGTAGCCGGAAAGGATCGTGGTAAGCCCCAGCGCATCACGCATGGGCTGCAGGAGGGTCGTGGCAAGCCGCTGCACGTTGAAAAATAGCTTTGCGCTAAGCGGGATCTCGACCGCGATGCCGTGTCGGACTGCAGTCTCAGACCTGGTGAACTCATCAAGATAAAAGTCGGGGGAAAGTTGTACGCGCTTCATGTCCGCCGTGGTACGGCGAATGCCCGAACTGTTTCAGGCTGAAGTAGTTCAGTGGCGGGGGCGGCTATTGGGGGGGGATTTATCGGCGGTTTATACGCACATTAAAGCCTGATACACAAGCGGCATGCGCACCATCATTACGATCATCCTGGTCACGATGCTGCAGGCATGTACACTTGTAGGCCCTACAGCGCCTGGGCATGCTTCCGACACCTGGACCGGCTACGTCGTCCAAGTCCATGACGGCGACACAATTACCGTGATCGACCCCGAGCGCGGCCGGATCAAAGTCAGGCTCTATGGCATCGACACACCCGAACTTGGGCAGCCCTACGGCAACCGGGCGAGCGGTTACGCGGCCAAGATGCTTCTGCGGCAGGAGATCGAAGGCGAGACCGTGGCTGTTGACCGGTACGGCCGGGATGTCGCCCTGGTGACAATCAAGGGCGCCGATGTGTCCGGGGCGCTCCTCAAGGCCGGGCTGGCCTGGGTTTATCCGAACTTTTGCCGGCGCGATGTCTGCGCCGAGTGGAAGGCGATCCAGGAACAGGCCAGGAGCCGGCGCAAGGGCCTGTGGCTGGACCCCGAGGCTATACCGCCCTGGGAATGGCGCAGGAATCCCCGCATTATCGTGCCCGAGCCCTGATCGCACTATCCCAGCCCCGGCAGCATGATCTGCCTGGACCGCTCGGCCTCGCCGGCGCGGTTCAGAATTTCCCACACCCACCGTTCCGTCAGCCCCACCAGGGGCGCGATGTCCCGTGGAGCCATGTTTTCTGCCCGCAGGCGCAGGACTTGGCGGTCACGGGCCGCACGCAGAGCGCCGGCACAACGCGGGATATTGCGCAGACAGTCGCCGCCATAGACCGAGGACAATTTGAGCGCGGCGGGATAGCCAAGCTCGCGCGCCAGGTCATGGCCTGGCGTCATGTCCTTGGGCACGTACACGGCCGTGATCCCGCCCCAGCGCTCCACCAGCTTCAGGGCTGCCGGCAGGCCGATGAGGTCCACCATATCGCGCAGGCTCTCGGGCAGAGCGGAAAGGGGCGCGTCTCGAAGTGCATTGGTCATGTCTACTGCCTGCGGGCCGGGATTTCGCGCACCAGGCGCTCGGCCTCTGATCTGCTCATGGTGATGATATCGCCCTCGCCAAACACCAGTTCGACGAGAGGCTCGGGGCGCGTGGGCATGCCGGCATCAACCCGGCTGGCGGCAGGCCGGTCACGGCCGCCGAGCCAGTACCCAGCCAGAAGCGCCCCGTAAGCCAAGGCCAGGGCGTGATTCCATTCGATCATTCCGTTTCCCTGCCTTTGCGCTGAGCGTCCCGGTAAAGGGCCGCGATGACGCCCGAGAGCTGCTCGGGCGAGGCGAATTCCAGGCGCTCCACGCCGCACTGGCGCTTGAGGATTGAGGCCGCGTAACCCCAGGGGATATACCCGTTCTCGTCGGTTCCTTTCTCAGCCAGCAGGGCCTCGATCTTCTTCATCATGCGCTTGCGCGAGTCACAGCGCTTTGAGTCCAACGTACTCGGCCGGCCGTGGGTATCGTTCTTGGCCCTGGCCTTGGGCGCGTCCTGCCAGCCGAGGCTCCGGAAATGGGCAACCAGCTTGCGGAGCTGTCCGTCGGTCAAGTAGCTGGCCGAGTTTTGGCCGAACTGCTCCATGAGCACGGTGCGGTAATCGTCATCGGAGAGACCCAGTTGCTTCTTGGCCACGTGGATCTTGGCGAGAAGGGATCGGCGTTCGGTGCTCATGACTGGCCTCCGGCGGCCTGGATCTGGACCGGCGCAAGGAAGCGGCCTGCCAATTCCATGATCTTCGCATCGGATACGGTAGGTTCGCCGCGCTTCAGTCGGTCGAAATGGTTGCGCAACCAGGACACGTCACGCTGATTCACGCCCGAGGAGTCGCAGAACTTGCGGGCGCTTCCGGCCAGGTTGATTCGCTTTGTTATCTCGCGCTGCAGACGGCCGATGGTCACATCATCCGGCGTGATCGCAGGTTGAATCGGCGTTTCATCCGGCGCTGCTGCTTCAACCGCTTCAATCGCGGCAGGTGCTTCAAAGGATGATTCAACGGCCGTTTCAACGGCCCAGGTGTCCGCTTGGTCCTTGACGCGGATCTCGCTCACGGTCTTGGTGGCCACCTCGCGCACGGCCCGCAGGCGACGGCCGGCCAGTGCGGCCATGGACGCGGCACCGATCTGCAGCAGGATGAGCGCCACGGCCTGCAGCCCGGCGGCGGCTTGGCGCTGCCAACTCACGGTCGCGGGCGCGCTCTCCACCAAAGCCACTCGGCGGGCCTCAAGCCCGGCCAGGGCGGTACGGGCGTCATCTATCCGGCCGTGCCAGCCGTAGCGGCCGCTGACCGTTATGTTCAGGTACTTGTCCAGCTCAGTGCGCCGTGCCTCGATGGCCGCATCCAGGCTGGCCAGCTCGGCCGGCCTGGCCTTGGCGGCCTCATGAGCCTGCACGATGGGCGCGCTGACCTGGTAGAGCGGCCCGGCCAGGAGCACCAGGCTGGCCACCAGGCCCAGGCCGAAGTAGGCCAACCTGGGCAACCAACTGCGCGACCAGGCGGCCACGGCCCACCAACTCGCCGCAAGCGCGGCCAGGGTCAGGGACAAACCGGGACCGGCGATGGGATCGAAGTAAGTCGCCCAGAACGTCCAGCCGTGCCACTGCAGGAGCACCTCGCAGCAGGCCAGCACGGGAATGGGCAGGGCCAAGGCGGTGATGATCTGGGCTAGCTTCTTCATGATTACCTTCTCCCTTCACGTGCCTGGCGCTTTTCTGCGTCACGCTCTTTCAGTTCAAGAATCTTGGCGCATGCGTCATATTCAAGATCAAAGAGCAAGGCCTTGCCGTTCTCAGCAAGATTTACCCAGTGCCCATTAAAAATTGCCTGAATGCCGAAATCGACAGGTTTGCATGCCTTCGTGTCAAACCATCGGTGCACGCGGTAACTTGTCAGCTCGTTCTCGGTTCTCATGCGGCCCCCTTCAGATATCCCAGCTCACGGGCCATACGGTTCAGCTTCTTGGCCAGTGCAGCTTGGCGGTGCAGGATATCCTTGCTGGCCTGCATCAATTGCTTCTTCATTTCTGCGCTCATGCGCCCCCCCCTTCTCCGCCCACGCGCGGAGTTTCTTGTTCACGCTGACTTCTCTCTGCACGCGGCCCTGAAACGACATCGGGGCCTTGAAGATGGTCATGCCCAGGCTGGCCAGCATGGCTTCGACCTGTTTGGCGTCGCTGTCGCAATGCCCGGCCAGGTACTCCAGCCCCAGGGCGCAGGCCTCGGCCTCGGGCAGCGCCTCGCGGACGATCCTGGCCAGCGTGGCCACGTCGAGTTTGGGAGTCGGGAACGGCCCTGGCTCGGGTTGGACCATGGGCTCAATGGCGGGCGGCTCCGGCTGCACAAGCTGGACGGTCCTGGCCGGCTCGGGCATGGCCGGCTGTCTCACGGGCATGGATGTGGACAGGGCCAGGGCCATGCCCCTATGGCAGCCGAGGCAGATCATAATTACGGCCCGGTCGGCGGCCAGGATTGTTTCGTGGCATTCGGCATGGGTGACGGCCCCGAAGGAGCGGTTCAGCGCAGAGCAGATCACGACCAGTCTCCGGGGTTGTACCTCGCCAAGTTCCTGGCCGCCTCGGCCTCGCGCCGTGCGGCCTTGAGATAGGCGCAACGGTTGTCCCTGCTTCTGACCCTGGCCAGACGGTTGACCTGACTAGCCAACTCGGCATGCAGTTCCTGGGGATCTCTGTCGCGGATACGCTTGGGTCTCATGACTGGCTCCGTTTTGGCTGCTCATCAGGGCCGGGCCGCCACGCCCGGCCGACCGCCCGAGGGCGGTTTCGCATCACTCAATGGCCGTCACGCGCTCCAGCTCGTAGCAGCCGCTGATTCCTTCCAGCCAGATCACGGCCGTGTGGCCATTCAGGACCTGGGCCTCGGACACGGTGCGCGTCTGCGCCGTACTCCCTTTGTCCCGAAGCACAGACACAGCCGTGCCCACCGGATGGCTGGCGTTCCAGGCATCGCACAGGGCTTGTTCCCTGGCCTGTTGCTTGATTTCGCGCTTGCTCATCTTCGGCATGGTTACTTCCCTCTCTTCGCCGTCTTCGGATGCCGGAACACCACGAACTCATTCCCCGGCCCGATGCTGTGCGGCACGGCGCATGTCCGCTCGCAGCGCGGGCAGACGAGCTGCTCGCCCTTCTGAACGGTCCTGGCGCGGATCTGTTCGCCGGGCTTGGTAAGCTTGCACGGCGTATAGCCGGGGACGATCACGTACACGGGCACGCCGCCCTGCGTGTCGGTTTCGTGCTTGAAGACGGTCATGCTGCGTTTTCCTCGACTTTGTGCTCCTTGACCTCGAACCAGAAGGTGTCCTTTTCCACACGACGGGCACCGACGATCTCCAGGCGTCCATCGGGCCAGGTTCGCAGCACGTCCTTGTCAACTTCCTCCTTGGAGCGGACGGCTTCGGAGAAGCCCATGTCCCGGAGATTGCCCAGGACCATTTCCCAGGTGGACTTGGTGATCGGTTTGATCTCGGATGATTTGCGGTAACCGAGCGCGCCGAAGTCCAGCTCACGAGTCCGACGATCTTGGAACAGTTCGTCTTTGTTGTATTCCGCGAAGGCCAGCAGGCCGCTTTCCAGGGCTTGGAGCCTCTCCAGGTGTTTGGCGGCCGCAGCCTCGGACAGCTTCTTGGCCTGGTCGATGCGCGTGTTCAGCTCGGCTTCTATGCCGGCTAGCGTGCGCCGGACGGCCGCGATCTCGGCGAGCACGGCGTTGGCCTCGGCGAGGTCGCGCACGAGGTACACGTTTTTGGGCTTACGCCTAGCCATGTCAGTCATCCTCCTTGTGGTTCAATCAACTTCGTCGCAGATGATTTGCCGGGGCCGCGAGCCGGAGAGGTCCTGTCCAGGAGCGATGCCCAGGCGTTCCATCTCGGCCAGGGGCTCCTGGATGCCGCGCAGCTGCGCGTGGATCGGGCTTAGGCGCTCCCAGACATCGGAGGGCACCGTGCCGGCCAGGGAGCCAAGGTCGTTTAAAGCCGCATCGAACTTCTCGGTAATCATGCTCCACCTTCCTTGTTTTGCAGGTTGCGCTCGCAGGCCTGGCAGGCACGCCACAGGCGCACGGCCCGGCCGCTAGCGGAACTGAAGGGCCGGCGCTGTTGATCCAGGCATTCCAGTCCCGTGATCTCGCCCAGCTCTGGGCAGTCCACGCGGCTGCTCATGATCACGGCGCGCACACGGATCTCCATGCGGGCCAGATTGCCGGGGTACTTGTTGGCCAGGACCTGACTGATGGTCGCGGCGCAGTAGCCCAGGGCGCGAGCCAGAGAGGCTTGGCTCCTGCCGGCATCAACTTCGCGGGCCAGGGCCTGCACCCAGTCGGGCATGGCCACGCCCCAGACTGCCTGGGCCTGTCGCTCCTTGAGACCGCTCACGACGCGCCCCCGGAAGCCCAGACCACCTGGCGCAGGTTCGGGTCGTAGACTTGCTTGACGCGCTGAACCTGGGGCGGCTTGGGACCGGTGTTCTTGGAGGGCAGGAGGCGATAGCGCGCCAGCTTGGTCGATGTCGCCTTGGTCACCAGAGCCAGGTAGCCGGCCCTGAATAAATGCTTCACGTAATTCTGAGCATCTATCGCGGCCACGGGCACCTCCTCGGTGGAAGCGGCCAAGGCCAGCTCGCGGTAGTCCCAGGTGGCGAGCATCTTCATGGTCCGCCAGAGCTGCTCGCGGGATGCGCCCATGACCACCGGCTGTCCGTCCTGGGTCAGGCGCGGGGTGTCGCGGCTGTCGCGGATCAGCTCAAAGGCCTGGGTTTTGCCCAGGAGGTATGCCGGCCGCAGGTAGCCGCCCTTGACCAGTCGGCGCACGTAGTCGGCCACGGCATCCCGAGAGCCGCTGCAGCGGTCATGCACGGAGGTGGCGGTGATGGGCTTGCCGTCCCTGGCCAGCTCGCGGATGATGCTCCAGTAGTGCTCCTGGCCCCGCCTGGCGGGCTGCCTGTCCACCGGGTGCCTGGACATTACAGCCTCCTGGCCGGCGGACGGCCGGAAAACAGCGCCTCGGAACCCCACTGCGCAAGCCCCATGAACTCCTGGCCCTCGGTTGCCGCCCGCTCGCGGATGCGCTCCAGGTTGACGCAGGCGCGGCGCACGCGGCCCTGGGAGGATTCGGCCACCTTGGCCAGCAGATCCTCGCCGATCTCCAGGCCAGAACAGTAGAGCCGGGCCAGGTGGCGCACATCATCCAGGTCGGCGGGCTGAGCCGGCACCCAGTCGAGCATGCGGTTGTGCACGCGCTCCCATTTGGCCAACTTGTCCGGCAGCAGCTCCTCGCCGATGAGCACGATGGCCGCGCCGGACTTGTCGTGGATCTCGCGCACCAGCTCGACCATGCCGCCTCCGCAAAGGTGGTCGGCCTCATCGATAATGAGCGGAACCTGGTCGACGGCCAGGGCCTCGATGATCTTCTCCACCATGTCGGCGATGGTGCCGCGTGCGGGCACGCCCAGCTCGGCCAGGATCGCGGAGCACAATTTGCGCTTGGTCCAGCTCTCCCCAATCTCCACGTACTTGGCCCGGAAGCGATTCGCGGCGTAGGTCGCCGCGAAGGTCTTGCCGTAGCCAGAGAATCCGTGGAACGTGGCCATGCCCGGCAGATGCGCCGGCCGGCTCGTAACGCGGCCCACCAGCTCGTGGAACAAGCCCACGTTGCGCAGGGGCGCGATGGTGCCGCCGTTGCCGGGCTGCATTGCGTTTGTCATCCGTTCATCCTCCTAGTTTCATGCGGCCTTGGCGGCGACTAAACACCCACCGCCGCAGGGCCAAAATTCTCGTACAAGTCCCGCATGCTCAGATACTCGGGAGTGGTCCGGTAGCCGGCGAGCCAGCGCGCGTCGGTCTCCGGGATCTCCTCGCCCCTGGCCAGCAGATCCTCCAGGCGCAAGGCGCGCAGGAAGCGCTCGCGCTTGAGATCGCGCTTGGGTTCCTGCCTGCCCGGCGTGGCCTGGGCCTGCTCGAACTCGCGCACCAGCTCGGCCTGCGCGGCCTGCTGGGATGGCGTGAGCGTTACGGCCGCGGGTGAAGCCTCCAGGGCCGGCTTGCCCACTGCGGCCAGCACGGTGGCCTCCTTGCGCTCCAGACGCTTGAGTTGCGCGGCCGCGCGTTTTTCGCGGGCCTGCTCTATGACGGGCTTGGGGAAGTATGGCTTGGCGTTGGCGTCCAGGCCGGCGGTGCAGATGATCTTGCCGTCCAGGTCGCGCACCCACACACGGCTTGCGTCGTGGATGTCGTAGCCCACCTGGACCTCGCGCTCATGGTGCAGATCCAAGGCCGGGCTGAAGTAGCTGTTGCCGAACACGGCTACCGTGCAGCGCCGGCAGGTGCGCAGCACGTAGGGCCGGAACAGATCGTCCAATTCGACCTGGCTGGGCTTGAAGATCTCCGCGCCCTGGGCCACCAGTTGCACCCAACGTTCGTTGGGTGTCATGTTCCGCGTGCGGCCCGTCTCTGGATCGGTGATCCGGGGAAGACTCGTATGAGGACGGGCATTATAGGCGTCCACTTTGGTCTGCGCCCAGTCCATGAACTCCTTCCAAGAGAGCATGACCGAGGAGATACCGCGCTCGGAGATCTCGGCGCGCGTGCGCTTGAACACGCGCTGCTTGGCCTCGGGGTCCATGTCACGGCGCATGTAGGTTGGCAGCTGCTTGGCCGAGCGTACCCAGCACGATCCGTTGAACCGCTCGATCACGCCGCGTGCCTGGGAGTTGTAAGCGATGGAGTGCGTGGGCGAGGTGCCCAGGCGCACCAGCATGCCCAGAGCCGGGCCGCCCAGTACCTGGTTTCGGAATCCGCAACCGTTATCCACGTAGAAGAGGGCCGGTATACCGGCCTGCTCGACACTGTGGCGGATGGCATCGGCAACCAGCCAGGAGGACTCGTGCAACTCGGCGCTCCAGCCCACGCAACGCCGCGTGGCCACATCGAGCACGCTGATGATCTCCGGCCGCACGGGCTGACCGTGCTCGGGATGCTGGACCTCGATGTCGGCCTTGTGGCCGTCGGCCGTGAAACAGTCGCCAGGGTCCATGTCGTCGAAGCTGCGCTTGGTGTAGGCCTGCAGCTTCTTCAACTCGCGCGGACCCATTCGGCCCTTGTTGAGCACCACCGCGCCAAGGCGCTTGATCTCGCGCTCCACGGTGCGCAAGGCCGGCAGCGCGCCCTCGGGCAATACGCCGGAGGACTGAAGGTCTTCATAGCACTGGCGCACACTTGGCTTGGTGGGTCGACGGTAGAGCTTGAGGAAGTGACCCAGCCAGGCCGGAGCCGGCTTGGTCGTCTCGGGGGCCTTGGGCGCCAGGCCGTCTGGGCCATGATTCTTGTGGATGCGTCGCCAGCTGCGCAGGGTTGCGGCGGACAGGGCGCGGTCCTTGCCCGAGCGAGCGTTGGCCTTGAGGGCCAGAGCCTGCAAGTGCTCGGGCAGCGTGCCGGCCGCTGCGGATGCGGCCACCTGGCGCTCTGCCTCCAACATGCCCACGGCCTGGCCTAGGCGGGCCACGGCGTCGAGGATGGCCAAGCGCGCATCGCGGATTTCGCGCTGCCAATCCTTAAGATTTACGGCAGATACTGGAGCCGGGGTGGGATCAAGGAGCACAGCGGGGGCGGATTGCTGAATGAGAGCACCCGCGAGCTTCTCGCGGGTAGCATAGGGAAAGGAAGCGGTGAGCCACTCGCTCCCGCCTCCACGACCATAACGTGGCCGGGACTGCCAGCCTTCGCGTTCAGCTTTGCCCCGAACGCCTCTCTCACTAATGCAAAGCAACTCTGCGAGTTCTTTTGTGCTATATGCTACTTGTGGCGTAGTCATTCGGCTGTCCCGCTATCCTCTTTCGTCCTACAGGCTAGGGCCGCAAAAAGCCGCCCGAAGCGGCTACGACCCCAGGCGGCTTTAGGCGGCCTTTTGTCCGTCGTTTTCCATGTCCTCGGGCAGGGCCAGCATTTCCCTGGGGCAGCCGAGGTCCAAGAAGGCCTGGAGCACTACCCGGTAATTCTTCTCGCCGTGGAGCACCTTGCTGACCCACTTCGGATCGCATTCGGCCTTCTCGGCGACATCGACATTCCGGATGCTTTCGTCGTCCATCCACCGCTTGATGCCGAAGGTGTCACGCTCGCGGCCGCGCCGGGTCTTGCGGTATTCCTTCTTCTTCATCCTTCCAGCTCCTCAATTTCCTGCCTGAGCTGCCGGGCTGTCTTGCGGCTACGCTCCAAGGCCATATGGGTGTCGAAGTACTCGATCTTCTTTATGTCGGCCGGGCCGACTACTCGGGCACCAAGCGCTTGCGCGATGGCATCCAGGGGCGCAATGCTTCCAGTCGCTTCACAAAAGATGTCCAGGGCACGGACAGGAATGAGCCGCTGCCCGTCTGCCGGATCAAGCCACTTGTCCAAAACCGCCCTGGTAAGAGCTTGGGCATTGCCGTTGGACAGGCGAGCCCCGCGCTTGGCGGCGATGGAGTTCATGGCGTCCACGACCTGGTCGCGGGAAAGCTCTGAATGCTCGACGGCATGCCGCATGGCGTCCTTAAGGGCGGACACCACGTCATAGCGAGGGGCGTACTCCCAGAGGCTATGCTGGGCTGATTTGTTCGTCTGTTTTCGCCTTGCCATCGTCATGTCCAAACAAACTGCCTTGCAGGACATTGATTTGCTTAGGCCCGGAAGGTAGACAGGGGTGGGAGCCGTCCGGGCTTTTGTCGTCCTGTGGTTAAGTTTTTAAACCCAACTTTATGGGTAGTCAACTTACATTTTTACTTCCGAGTTAGGTTTCTGCCTTTTTACAGCAAGAACCTAAGCACGGTAAGGCCTCGGGGTATGCGCATGAGTAATAATGAAGGTTCCGAGTACGGTTCCGACATTGCGAATAGAACTCGGAATCCAGAAGGGTTTGCCGAAAGGCTTAGGAAATTGCGCATGAGCCGAGAAATGACCCAACAAGATCTGTCTCAAAAGTTGGGTGTCAGCCTCTCCACTGTGCAGAACTTTGAGAAAGGGCAGTTTCCAAAAGGAGAGCAGCTCATCGGCTTGGCAGAGGTATTAGAGACATCGGCGGATTGGTTGCTACTAGGACGCGAAGAGCCAGGTCACCGATATGAACGTCCTATGGAAGTGCCGGATGTGACCTGCCTGCCCGGCTACGAGTACGTGAAAAAGGTCCGAGCCAGGCTAAGTGCTGGATCTGGTAGCTTGCTCACCTCAGCCACTATCGAGGGATATTACGCCTTCCGTTCGGATTGGTTGCGCCGGCGAGGGAACCCGAAATCAATGGTGCTCATGGCCGTGACTGGCGACTCGATGTCGCCGGAGATCATGGATGAGGACACTGTCCTGATAGATGAAGGCCAAAAGGATATTTACGTAGGCAAGAAGTACGCTATTGCGCTAGATGAAGAAGTCTACATTAAATACATTGACAAAGTACCTGGCAAGTACATCCTACGCAGTATTAATCCGCTATATAAACCAATTGAGGTTGATCTTTTTGATAACAGCAAAAGCGTCCGACTGATTGGAAGGATGATTTGGCTCGGGCGGGTGGAGAGATGA